AGTGTATTTAGACATGATGAAGGACCCTAAACGGCGAGAGTCATACCTTAATGAGATAGATGCATACGACGCTAAACAGCGGGCAATACAAAAAGACGCTAAAAAGGCAGCACCTATGGGCGCCGGTATGCCAGCACCGAAACCAAAAGCTAAACCAGCTGCCGCTGACGAAGATTATATGCCAGCTGACATTAAGGATATGAAACAGGATATGAAAAACAAAAAAGCGGCTGAGAATTACGAAGCAACAAAAGAGTACAAAAAAGGCGGTTCAGTAGGTTCTGCATCTAAACGAGCTGACGGCTGCGCTACTAGAGGCAAAACTAAAGGTCGGATGGTGTAACATGAGACCGTCACGCGGAATGGGGTGTATAGCCAAAGATAAAATGCCTGGGGCTAAAGGTAAGACTATTGTTCGTAAGGACAAGCCCCAATTCGTGACTGAGTACAAAAAAGGCGGTGATGTTAAGATGTTATCCGAAGGCGGTAAGTCTAAGGTAAATGCTGCAGGTAACTACACTAAACCTAGCAAACGCAAAGCGTTGTTTAACAGCATCAAAGCATCTGCAACACACGGCACAGCTGCAGGTCAATGGTCAGCAAGAAAAAGTCAATTACTAGCTAAAAAATACAAAGAGTCTGGTGGCGGATATAAGTGAGTGGATTAGCTAAAAGCCAGAAGTCTTTAAAGGCCTGGGGCGACCAGAAATGGCGCACTAAGTCAGGTAAGAAGTCGTCTGAAACAGGTGAGCGGTATCTACCAGAAAAAGCAATAAAGGCCTTGTCCCCTGCAGAATACGCAGCGACAACCAAAGCAAAGCGTGAAGGTAAGGCAAGTGGCAAGCAGTTCGTAGCACAGCCTGCTAAGATTAAGAGTAAAGTTAAACCGTATAGGAAAATAAAATGATGGAACTCTACAGTATAGGTTTGATTTGTGGCTTTACTGTAGGTGTGCAACATGAAGCTATTGAAGACAATAACTATCTTATTTTAAGTTTAGGTATAATCGAAGTAGTATTTATCTGGTAAAAAACATATGGCACTAAATACAGCAACATCAGGTACGTCCTCATTTAATCTAGACATAAACAACCTAGTAGAAGAAGCATTTGAGAGGTGCGGCTCTGAGCTACGCACTGGGTATGACTTGCGTACTGCTCGCCGTAGCTTGAATCTGCTTACTATTGAGTGGGCTAACCGTGGCATTAACTTGTGGACTGTAGAACAAGGCGAGATTCCGTTGACTCAAGGCCAGATTATGTATGCCTTACCAACCGAAACCATTGACTTGCTAGACCAAGTAGTGCGTACAGGCACAGGCCAGAACCAGCAGGACATCAACATCACACGTATTAGTGAGTCTACATACATCACAATACCAAACAAAAATGCGCAAGGTCGTCCTATTCAAATCTGGATTAACCGCCAGTCAGGCAACACTAACGCAACGACAGCTACGCTATCAACTACAATAAGTGCAACAGATACATCACTAGACTTATCCGACGTGACTATGTTGGGCTCTACTGGGTTTATTAAGCTCGACAATGAAATCATTAGTTACAGCAACTTGTCTAAGTCAACGTCCTCATCAGCGGGTACATTGAGTAACTTAGGTCGTGGCCAACAAAACACCATAGCTGCATCGCATACTGCGGGTGCCGCAGTAACAGTAACAAACGTGCCAAACGTAAGCGTATGGCCAGCTCCAGAACAAAGCAACTACTACACACTAGTGTACTATCGTCTACGCCGAATCCAAGATGCTGGCACAAGCGGCACTAATACACAGGACATTCCGTTTAGGTTCTTACCAGCTATGGTTGCTGGGCTAGCGTATCACTTGAGTTTAAAAATACCAGAAGCACTACCTAGAGCCGAGATGCTAAAAGCAATCTACGAAGAGACGTTCCAAAATGCAGCTGACGAGGACCGTGAGAAAGCAGCTATACGTTTAGCACCCCGCATGCAGTTTATGAGGTAGCGATATGCCCAGTAAATACAGTTCTGGCAAGTTCGCAATTGCACAGTGCGACCGGTGTGGGTTTAGATACAAGTTATCTCAGCTTAAACGATTGGTTATTAAGACAAAGAATGTTAATATCCTCGTGTGTCAAGATTGCTGGGAACCGGACCAACCACAGTTGCAACTAGGCATGTACCCGGTCAATGACCCACAAGCGGTTAGAGACCCACGACCAGATTTAGGCTATTACCAATCAGGTTTAAATGGGTTACAATTAACGGAAACAACAGGCGTTAGCCCAAATGCAACAGGGGTTCCGCTAGGTGGTAGTAGGATAATTTATTGGGGCTGGGGCCCTGTAGGGTACAACGACCCGTTTAACCTAGAGCCAAACACATTAGTGGCAGAGGGTTTAGTAGGTACAGTAACCGTAACGACATCATAGGAGAAATAAAATGTCATTCAAAGCAGGCGCACAAGGTATCAATACCAAAGGTAAAACTAAAGGCAAACAACTAGGCATCGATGGTGCTAAATTGGGTGTTGATGGTGGTGTTTCAAAAGGTGGTAAAGCTAGCACAGTAAAGTCAATCGACATGAAAAAAGTAGGTCGTAACTTAGCACGTGCAGCTAATCAGAAAAAGGGCTAATCATGTCAGTATATAACCAACCAGTAAATGTACCTACACCGGACATTGGTCTTTCAGTAGACCCTAACACCCTTAAAGCGGGTGATATGAATAAAGGCACAGGTACCCCACGCGTAAGTATGGGCGACCCAGCACGTAATGATGCTAAGACATCTGGCGTTGCGCAACGTGGTAAGGGTGCTGCTACAAAAGGTTTTACTTCACGCGGTCCGTTAGCTTAAGGTAGGCCAATGAACTACACCCAATTAGTCGCGGCAATTGAAAGCTACACCGAGAATCAGTTCGAAACAACTGATATAGATACGTTTATACAACAGGCAGAACAACGTATATATAACTCAGTGCAGCTACCTGCCCTACGTAAGAATGTAACAGGAACGCTTACAAGCGGGAATAAATACCTTACGTGCCCATCTGATTGGCTAGCAACATTTTCTTTAGCCTTAATTAACGCGGACAATGAGTTTTCATATTTGCTTGATAAGGACGTAAACTTTATTCGTGCATCATACCCCGATGTAGATGCTGCATTTTACGGAACCCCAGAGTACTACGCACAATTTGACCAGAATACATTTATATTAGGGCCAACTCCCGACGCTAACTATGCTATGGAGTTGCATTATTTTTACTATCCTGAATCGATTGTAACTGCGGGTACTAGTTGGGTTGGCAATAACTTTGATTCTGTATTACTGTATGGTGCACTACTAGAAGCTTATACCTACATGAAAGGTGAGGCTGATGTTATAGCTGGGTATCAAAAACGCTACGATGATGCAATGGTATTATTGAAACAATTGGGCGACGGTAAAAATAGACGCGATGCGTACAGAAATGGCCAGGTAAGATACCCGGTAATGTAGATAGGATAAAACGTGGCATTAAACCAAACATTATGTACAGTATTTAAAACTAACTTGTTAAAAGGCGTAGAGAACTTTAATACAGGGACTAGTTACGTATACAAGATAGCTCTTTATGATGCTACAGCAACGTTAAACGCAGATACAACGGAATATACTACATCCGGTGAGATTACGGGCACTGGGTATACGGCCGGGGGAAAAATCTTAACGCCTACTGTTCCTATCAGTGAGTCTAGTACAGCGTATGTATCTTTCGCAAATGTCACTTGGGACCCCGCTGCATTTACCACAAGGGGTGCTTTGATATACAATAGCACGACAAACGCTGCAGTTGCGGTGCTGAATTTTGGGGAAGATAAAACCGCAGTAACTACATTTGTAGTAACGTTTCCAACGGCGAACGCAACAAACGCCATTATTAGAATTTCATAAAGGAATAAATTATGTTTAAAGAAAAAGTACAAATGGCTGATGTATGTGAAGCCACAGTAAATAGAGGGGCTAGTCAGTCTGAAGCCACAAGCATATCAGGCTACTACACTGTTGAATGCCACGACGCAAACGGTGCTTTAAAGTGGAAAGACGATATTCATAACTTAGTGACTACTGTTGGTAAGAACTTAACAATGGATACCGTGCTAGGTAACTCCGCTGCTGGCGCTGTAGTTATGGGTTTAAAAGGTACTGGTACTGCTGATGTAGCGGATACGCAATCTTCACATGCTACTTGGGACGAAGTTGGTGGTACTAATGCTCCTACCTATTCTGGCAACCGTAAGACACCTACATTTGGGGCAGCTACAGGCGGAGTTAAAACCACAAGCTCTGCTGTTGTATTTTCAATGACAGGCTCAGGTACAGTAGCGGGATGTTTTATCAACATCGGTGGTTCGGCTACTATAGACGATACAACGGGCACATTGTTTAGTGCAGGGGACTTCACTGCAGGCAGTAAAGTAGTGACATCTGGCGACACATTATCTGTTACATACGCTGCAACCGCTGCTTAATTAGGAGCCGCAAATGGCTCTTGTCCTTAAAGATAGAGTAAAAGAGACCGCTAATTCGCCCGGTACGGGCACGGTTACGTTGCTTGGAGCCTCTACAGGCTACCAGGCTTTTTCCGTTGTCGGAAATGGTAACACATGTTACTACTGTATTGCAGACTCAAGTGGGGCAAATTGGGAAGTAGGTATAGGTACCTATACACTTTCAGGTACTACTCTTGCACGAACTACGGTGTTGTCATCCTCTAATGGAGGGTCGCTTACTAATTTTAGCTCTGGGGTACAAGACGTTTTTGTAACCTATCCTTCTGAAAAAGGGGTATGGTTAGACGCGTCAGGCAATGCGCTGGGGTTAGGCGATGCTACATGCACCAGTTTAACTGCGTCTGCGACAGTTACTGGCACTGCTGTTATTGCGTCAAATGGCATAGTTGTCAACAACATGACAGTCAGTGCTAACTACTCAATACCTTCCGGATATTCTGCAAGTTCAGTAGGCCCTGTAACAGTAAATAGTGGAGTTACGGTAACGGTTCCTTCCGGTAGCCGCTGGTTGATTTTATAATGTTTGGGATATCCGCATTTGCACAGGTACCGTTTGCCGCCTTAGGTGGGGGGATTAATTACCCAGTAGATGTAGCAGAAACAATAACATTAACACAAACTCAAACAGTAGTCGCCGGATATGTGGTTGCTAGAAGTGAAAGCCTAACTGTAACGAGCGCACAAGATGTGCTGGCAGGGTTCATTGCCGCCCGTGCAGAAAGTCTTACTCTTACTGAATCACAAGATGTCCAAGCGGCCTTTATTGCAGCACAAGCTGAATCTTTAACCGTCTCCGATACACAAAGTGCCACTGCAGCATATTCAGTATCCCGGTCAGAATCAATAGGACTATCGGAAGCACAGTCTGTACAGGCAGACTTTGCAGGGACAGTAGCTGAGACACAGACGCTAACCGCAACGCAAACAGCGGTAGCAGATTTTGGGGTGACTACTAATGAAAGCATTACGGTATCTGCGGCGCAATCTGTAATTGCGGCATTCTTAGCAGACCAAACAGAACAAATAGTGATGCTCGATGCGGCGACTTCTACAGGTAGCTTCTTAGGGTTTGTTGTAGACACAATAACTGTTACGGATGCACAGGATGTGCAAGCCGCTTTTGTTGGTACGGTTACGGAAACAGAAACACTAACCGCTACTGAAGAGGTGCAGGCAGGATTCGTAGCTGCGCAAACTGAGTCTATTACTATAACAGAAGCACAGAGCGGCGCGGCTACATATCCAGTTAGTTGTTTAGAAGGAATCACGCTCACTGCTACTCAGGCATCATCAGCGCAGTTTGTTGGGACTGTAGCAGAACTAATGACTGTGTTAGATTTACAGTATGCACGTGGTTGGTTTAGGATTGATGATTCACAAACACCTAATTGGGTCGCGGTGAATGATTCTCAAACGGTTACTTGGGTTGCAATAAATGATGCGCAAACTCCCAACTGGATAGTGATTGACGACAACCAATAATAATGTAGAATGTATATAAATTTGAAGGATTAAAATATGGCTTCAACCTATTCACCGCTAAAGATAGAGCTTATAGCTACGGGAGAGCAATCTGCTACGTGGGGAGTAACCACGAATAATAACTTAGGCACTGCCCTAGGTGAAGCTATTACTGGCTCTGCGGATGTTGATTTTGCTACCGCTGCAGATGTAACTGTGACATTAACGGATACTAACGGCACTCAAACAGCTCGTAATTTACGGCTAAACATAACTGAGAGCGGTGCAGGTATTGCGTATGTGGGCAACTTAATTTTAGGTTCAGGGTGTCAGATTGAAAAACTATACCTGATAAATAACGCATCTACAGCAGCAAAGACGATTAAAAATACTACGGGTACAGGAATATCAGTCCCTGCAGGTAATTCAATGTTTGTGTATAACAACGGGACAAATGTAGTTGATGCGGTTAATTATTTTAGTGGTACTGTGGCAATTACCGGGGGTACAATAAATAGTACACCAATTGGCGGAATCACTCCTAGTACTATTGCAGGGACTACAGGTACATTTTCTGGGTTTGTTGGTACAGCGGCAACAGGCGCACTGATAACTCCAGTTGGTACAACAGCACAACAACCAGCCGGTACAGCTGGGATGATAAGGCTAAACACTTCGTCAACTCCAGCAACTTTCGAAGGTTACAACGGCACAGCTTGGGGGTCCATTGGTGGTGGTGCAACTGGTGCAGGTGGTGATACCGTATTCCAAGAGAATAGCTTAGTTGTAACGACTAGCTACACTCTTACATCTGGCAAGTCTGCTTCATCAGTTGGCCCAATTACAATTAACTCTGGTGCAACGGTAACAGTTCCTAGTGGCGCTCGCTGGATAATTCTTTAAGGAAATAATATGGCATCAAGTATAAACGCAAGTACGAGCGGAGTCGGTGGAATAATCACCACAGGTGACAGCTCAGGCGATTTAAATCTACAAAGTGGTGGCTCAACTAAGGTAGCGATTACATCATCAGGTGTAGCGGTTACAGGGTTAAGTAAAGCATCATTGCCTACAGGTAGTGTGTTGCAGGTGGTAAATGCTACTTATTCTACTCAAGTTACAACAGGAAGTGCTACTTGGATAGCAACTGGATTGACAGCTTCTA